GCTCAATAAAACTACGCACAGCTGCTAAAGCTGCTCCAGGGGTGTCACGGCCAATGATACCCCCCATAAGCTTGACAATAGAAAAGAAAAAAGCTATAGGATGAATAAATGACATTAATCTTATGGAGAGACTAATGGCTAAGAAGAAAGCCCCAACGACTTCAAGAGAATCTAAAATGCTAAGGGATTTAGAATCCCTTGACCCCGAAGCAGCTGAAGAACTTAAGCGTATTGAAGAACGCATAGGGATAAGAGGTTTGAAAACTGGGGTATGGTCGGATACTGAAAAGATCGCTGCCATTATGATGTATGTTAATGGCAAGACAAATAAAGAGATTGGAAGGTATTTGAGAAGAGGGGAGAGAACAATAAGCTCTTTCCTTAATAGTCTTTTCAAAGCAATGGCAAATACCAAACAATCAAGAATCCTGGCAAGTAACTACCACACCAGCCAGGATCCCACCAAGATGACCAAAGCTCAGCAGAAAGAGCTTGAGCGGCTTAAATCTCCCGAGATGTTGAATGAACCGTTCTACAAGCTTCTCTCTAAGGATCACCCCAACGCGCCGCTTACAGACCATGAAGTGAACTTCTGCTGGGCGTTAGTCTCTTCAGATAACTATGAGGAGGCTATTGAAGTTGCTGGTCTGGATGCTGGACTTTATAATCCTAAGAAGATGACAGGTACTAGGTCTTTTACCACTACAGGTAAGGCCCCTATCGAGGGCTACAAGCACTGCCTCATGCTCAGGGCAACGTACCTCAAGAGGAAGAGTAATATCCAGAAATTCATAGCTGAGTTGAGGAAAGAGGCGGTATATGAAGCTGAGCTGGATAAAGAGTACGTGCAGAAGCAAATACAGATCCAGATCGATCAGCTAAGGGGAGTGAAGTCTGTAGAAGCAGCGAAGCTGGTGAAAGAGTATCTGGTGATGCTTGGGAAAACAGTTGGTGGGTTTACTGATAAACTTGACCTGGGTGTTATTGATCACAGCAAATCTCTTGAAAGAATCCATAGGACTGTTGAACAAGAACCAAACATGACTGAAACTCTTGCTGATGCTATTGCTAGAAAGCAAGCTGTCCGGAAGAAAGCAGAAGAAGCTGCAGATGTACCAGACACGGTGCAATAATGGGAAAGAATCTAGTTAAGCATGTAGTAAATCCTGCTTTAGTGGGGATTAAAACTACAGAAGAACTTGTGGATGCCTTAAAGAAAAGCAAGGAACCACAAGATCAGTTCGATGCTTTCTTACTGATGTGCAAAGATAACCCATTGTTGTTCATACGGGTTATGTTTAATGCTGAACCATCCCTGCAGCAGCTGATGCTGATGCAGGATGTTATTTCCTCTCAGCGATCAAGAGTTGCAGTTAAGAGCTGTACCTCCTCTGGTAAGACTGCCTGCCTGTCATGGCTTACTCTCTGGGGCCTTGCTGTGCAGGATGATATAAGAATCCTTATTACTGCCCCTACCTTCCCCCTCCTCAACCGCGTATTCCTCACTGAGATCCAGAAGTGGCACTTCAAAATGCCTGAGGTTGCGCGGGATATGTATACAATAACTCAGGATAAAATTATCCGGAAGGGTAACTCTACCCACAGAGCTGACCTTGCTACCGCTTCATCGGAGAATGAGCAGGCGCTGGCAGGGGGTCACTCCGGAAACTACTGGATTATTGTTGACGAGGGCTCTGCAGTTAATGATGATATCTACGAAGTTCTCCTCGGTACCTTATCTTACGGGGAGGGTGGGCGTATTATCATTGCCTCGAACCCGACACGAAACACTGGCTTCTATCACGATCTGTTTGCAGATAATAACCCATATTGGAAACTCCACACTTTCACTGCTATAGAGTCCCCCAATGTCACCCCTCAATATATTGAGGAGATGGCGCACACGTATGGAGAAGACTCTGACTTCTACCGTGTCAGGATACTTGGCGAATTCCCTAGGACTGCTTCTTCTCAGTTTATCTCTGCTGAGTCTGTTGATGAAGCAATGAAGAGAAGGCTCGATCCCCACACCTACATTAACTTCCCTATCGTTGGAGGTGTAGATGTTGCTCGGTTTGGCGATGACCAGACCGTCTTTGTAACACGGCAGGGGCCGAAGATACTTGACATTACGCCACTGAAAGGGCTAAATACAATGGAAGTGACAGCAGAAATGGTTGCGTACTACCATAAGTACCGGCACCACTCTGTCTATGTTGACGGTACTGGCCTTGGTGCTGGTGTTGTTGACAGGGGCCGGGAATTGAAAGTCCCGGTAGTTGATGTCGTTGTTGCAAACAAATCTTCCAACCCTGCAAAGTACGTCAACCTTAAGTCGCAGCTTTGGGGATCAATGAAAGAATGGTTAGATAACGGGGCAGACATACCAAATGACCCGGAGTTGAGGAAGCAGTTACTGTCGATGGAGTATGGTTATAATGGTAAGATGCAGATGATGCTTATGGGGAAGAAGGATCTCAAGAAGAAACATGGCTTCTCTCCTGATGCACCAGACGCAATTGCTCTTACATTTGCCGAAGATGCATACTTGACGGTGCGGAGAGGGGCATCCTCGCGTCAAGTCAGACAGGTCGCCATGGGTGACTTTCTTTGGGCTTAGGAGAGAATTATGGATTTTATCCGAGGTGCTGTCCCTGTCCGAGGGATTACGGAGTTACGGGAAGAATATATCGCTGGCCCCGCCCCTGCTCCTCAAGAAAAACCCCAGACTCCTGTCTGGACTTCTGCTTTAGCTGGTCATATCCTCCGTTGCTTTCGAATTAACCGGGATGCTCGTAGGAACTCCCTCATTGAAGATGAGATGTTTAACTCTCTACGGGCTTACAATGGAGAGTACAATCCCGAAGATCTTGCTAAGATCCGGAAGACTGGCGGATCAGAGATTTTTATAAACCTCACTGGTGTAAAGTCCCGCGCAGCAGCTAGCTGGATCCGGGATATTGAACTTCCTGCAAAAGAAAAATCATGGCTTATCGAACCAACTCCGCTCCCAGAACTGCCTGCGGAAATAAAAGAGAAAGTTAATACTGCTATCCTTACCGAGTTCGATGCTTACCTTCAGGAGCCAGATTGGGAGCGGCCACAGCAACAGCTGCCGCCATCCCAGCAGCAGGCACAAGCACCACAACCGCAGCAACCGCCTCAGCCTCAGAACTCTCCAGCCGTAGGTGCTCAACCGCAGCAGGGTGCCGGGGGTATGCCCCCTGCTGCAATGCAGCAAGAGGCTGCTGCTCAGGGCGGGGTGTTTGTGCCTGTCAATGCTGCAGGCCAGGAAACTATGTCTCCTCAGCAAGCCGCTGCCTCCGGGAGGCAACAACCCCCTGGCAAGCAAGCTGAGCAGAAGATCCAATCTATCAAGGAGTTTAATCAAGCAAAGCGAGACGTCGAGGAGATGGTGCTTGCTGAGATTAACAAGATTGCACTGCACGAGATGAAGCAGCAAGAGAGGAAGATTGCCGACCAGTTAGCTGAAGGTGGTTGGGACAAAGCGCTCTCTGATTTCATTGATGACTTTGTCGTTTTCCCGACTGCATTCATTAAAGGTCCGATCATTACAAAAGACAACACTCTTTCTTATGAGAACGGAGTGCCGGTGCCTTCCCAGAAGTTCCTCTATATGAACAAGCGGGTATCTCCGTTTGATATGTATCCATCCCCTGATGCTACAGGTATCAATGATGGGAACAATCTTATTGAGCATATCAGGTTTACCCGGCGTGAGTTGAGCGCTTGTCGAGGTCTTCCCGGGTATAACCCCCACGAAGTGACAGAAGTTCTCGAAGAGTATTCCGGCAGTGTCGACTGGCTCCACAGTGGTATTGAAGGAGAGAAGGCGCTGGCGGAGAGAAGGGGTGATGAGTGGGAGGCAAACAGAGAGATTGTCCATGGACTTCACTTCCATGGATCGATTGATGCAAAGCTTCTTAAGCAGTGGGGTGTCAGTGATCAAGAGATACTGATGGCACACGACACACAAGAGTTTGAAGTCGAGGCAGTGGTTGCAGGACACCGTGTGATAAAGTGCATCCGCAATCGTGATCCGCTGAGACGTCGCCCCTACTATAAAGCCAGTTACCAGACAAGGCCAGGAAGCTTCTGGGGCCGAAGCTTGCCTGCGTTAATGGATGACATTCAGCGTATCTGCAACGCTACAGCACGAGCCCTTGTAAACAATATGGGGCTGGCTTCTGGACCTCAGATTGAGCTGTATGTCGACAGGCTTGCTGACAATGGAGATATCACCCAGATACACCCATTCAAGATATGGCAGCTTACGTCAGATCCAACAGGTGCCGGTGGTCGGGCTATTCAGTTCAACCAGCCGACGTCGAATGCTGGAGAGTTGCTGACAGTTTATAAAGAGTTTGAGCTTAGGGCAGATGACGCCACCGGGATTCCGCGATATAGTTACGGGAATGAGCGAGTCGGAGGAGCAGCTCAGACCGCTACTGGGCTTTCAATGCTTCTCGAATCTGCTTCAAAAGCAATCAAAGATTGTGTAAGGAATATCGACCAGGGTGTAATTATTCCAAGGATCGAGTACCAGTTCTACTGGAATATCATAACTGACCCCGAGAATACTTACTCAGGAG